AATCTTTGCATACCAACCTGGCGATGGTTTAGAAACAAAATTACCTTCAATCGAAATGTCGACAAAGCCAGAATACTTTTGAATACCAACATGGAAGGAGACCGAAATAGGAATCTTAGATTTCTCTTTAACATAGCGAGACTTCTCCACATTGATAATAAAATTGTAACCAGTAATTTCTGTACCAGTCTTCTCTTGTTGTCTGCCAAGAATGTAGATGTTATCAGCAGAGTAATAAGACCCTGTGCCACCACCAACGATATCTTTCGGGAACATACCAATCTCTTTGTATGTGTGATTCACAACAACCATTGAAATGTCTTTGATGTTCAAGTGAGGTGTTACCATGCGGAACAAACTCTTAACTTGTTTTGCTCTTGACATATCTGCAACTGATTTACCTTCAAGTGCATCTTCAACTTCTTTCTTTGAAGCAAGATTACCAATAGAATCAAGAATGATAATCAACTTATCACCACGATTTATATCTTGTAATTGTTGCATGATATCAAACTTTAATTGTTCAATATTAGTTAGTGGTGTGTGCAATACTCGGTCCATGTCAATCTGAAATGTTTCAAAGTATTTTACAGGAGTACCAAACTCTGAATCATAAAATAAAAGAACGGCATCTTTGTATTTGTCCATATACGCTTTAGCCATCAGGAGACTAAATGCCGTTTTAAAGTGTTTAGATGGACCTGCCCACATTGTGAGTCCAGGAATAATACCACCATCTAGTTTGCCGCTGAGTGCAACATTAATCATTGGTACATCTGTGGGCACCATATCTTTCTCAGTAAAGAATTTCGACTTTGATAAAATCGCACTATCTTTAATTGAAGAATTTTTCTTTAGTTTGTCAAGTAAACTGCTCATTAAAAAGAACCTCCATCCATTTTGGTAATCTTGTGTTTAGGAATAATCTCGTTGTCCATAAAGGATTCTACACTAATAACAGGGCTGGTGTCAAGCACTTTCTTCTTCTTTACCTTCTTAGAAGTAATTTCAGGCAAGTCTTCTTCCTGTTTTAGTTTTTTATAAGTTTGATTTGCCGCAATCAATAGTAAAACGGCAAGTGGATCAAATACAATAATGATAGTGAATATTACTAAGCGGACAGCTTTATCTATGAAGCCTGGATCATCTTTTGTATAGAAAATCTCGGCAATGTATTTGATTGGACCCACTTCTGCCAATAACTGATTTTCTTCTTTCAGTAATGGCAACTTTTCAGTAGATAGTCTCTTCAACTCTATCTGTGTTTCTTGTATTTGTTTATCCAGTTTGTTACTTGCAGTAGATGGGTCTTTTGCTCTTGCAAGTAAATAATCTAATCTCTCTTTAGCAATCTTCTCTTGTGTCTCAATTGTTTTTAATTCAGTTGAGTTTGCACCAACTACAATGTTTGATTCGATATGTGCTCTTGAAAGATAACCAAAAATACCCATACTTGTAATTGCCATCAGTAAGATGATAGCAATTAAAAAATAGTATTTCATCATTCTTGCAGTTTCTTTCCAATTGTTATACAACCATGATACTGTCACCAACTTGGAGATTTCAAGTATTGAACCCATAAGAATGATTGGCCAGAATGAACCTGGAAATATCTGTGCAAGACCTATTACTGAATAGTAGGCTGCAACCGCTGAAAGACCAATTGCTGTAATGAATGGAAGGAAGACTTGTATCATGGATTCTTTTTATTGTGAGGTACATCAAAAACAAATGTTATTCGTAATTCATCACCAACATTCTCTGCACCATGTGGTTTCTTGTTGTTAAACCATAATAGAGTTCCTGGTTCAACAATAACATCTTCATCACCACAATGATACTTATATTGTCCTTGTATCGATAAATGATATCGGTCTTTAGTTTGATAGTATGTACCAATGTCAATGTGTGTGCCAACAATATCACCAACTGGTAGAGATAAGAAACCACACCGAGAGTGTGAATGAAAATGCCTCTTCATAAACTTAACTATCTCGGTGTGCCTGTCATATGCCGGTGTTTTAATTGACAATTCTGTATTATAAGCTTTTTCATCAGGACTTGAAACTGCACCCATTACTAGTTGTAATACACCAGCTTTAATAGTGTATATTTTTTCATCTAGTTGTTCGGTGCCTGCAACATCTTTTTGACCACCCCAATCTTCTTTATACCTTTCTAATTGAGATTTAATCTTAGACACATTGATGCCTGTTCTGATAATTCTAATATCAGCCAAAGAAACTCTCCAGACTGTTTTGTTTCTCAGTAGTCCAACCCATACAATCTAGTACAACTTTAATTGGTTCGATAAATGCTTTTTCAAACTGTAAATCATAATCAATATATTGTTGTAGACCAAACTCAACAGGCAATCTGCCAGGATAACTAATCACCATATCTTTAAAAGGATTTGGTTGTTTGATATAAGTAAACTTTACTTTCTCACCTTCTTGTATCTTTGGATATTTTTTATCAAGACCCATTTTTACAAGGTGATGATTATATAGAATCGCACCCTTAACATGAATCGGTGTGCCTTTCTTATACATGATAACAGAATCAGCATAATCTTTGAGACCATTCAATCCTCTTGGAAAAGAAATATCTTCAACAGGAAGTTGTTTGAAATTCACTTTGAAATCTGCAATGAATTCGTGAATATCATTCTCAGTTCCTTGCATCATAATCTTAATAGACTTTTTCATCTTCTCACGGATAGCCGATGGAGTAGATGACTTTACCATTTCAAGACCCATAACTTTCATATGCGGTTCATTGTATGCAACACCTTCGTTGTTATACACATTAAGAATGTATCTCTTCTTGGCAGTCCAGATGCCTTTATCTGCCAATGCTTCTCTCTTCATTTGCATTTTTTGGGCAAACGCATGAACATAGTTAGCAAGATTCTCGTAGCTCTCATCAATAGATGGTTGAATCTTATCTTCACAGACACGGTCCATGAAGGCGATAATTTTATTAGTATCTGTCTTGTCTTTATGCACTTTATCAACAAGTGGACCAAGTTTAAGATAAATCGAATCTGTATCTGAGGCGATAACATAATCTTCTTCCGTTTTCAATAGGTTATTCATATAAGAATTGAGATGTTTTTCAATCCAACGAATAGACAATTGACCTGCAAGTGTAACTGCAAGTGCCATTCTCAAATCATAGAAACGGAAATATTGTGAGCCTAAAGCGCCATATGCAGAGTTTAGAGAAACTTTCTTTGCAAGTTGTAGATTATCATATCTTGCAATTCGGTTATTAATCTCATTTTTCTTAGACTCATCTTTTTCATTCTCATACTCTTGTTTTGCTTTCAACATCAGTTTTTTGAATTTACTTCTGTCGATATACATTTCTTCCAACATCTTAGGCAAGAAACCTTGTTTGTCAGTACGGAAGAATTGGCCGTTTGGTGTGATTGTGACACCAGTTAGTTTTGATGTATCAACAGTTTGTTCAATCATCTTATCAACAGAAACACCTTTAGAAATAATATCTCGCATCTCTTTGGTGTAATCATTGACTTCAATCAGGGTCTCTGGTGAAATGTTATACTGCATCATCAAATGTGGATACAAACTGTTCAAGTCAAAAGAAGCAACCCAATCGTGTTTACCGACTTGTACTTCTTTAACATACGCACCTTCAAACGCAGCCGTTTTACTGTTGTTACTCTTTGGTGGAACAATAATATTTCTCTCAAACAAATAATTGTAGATTAAAGAATCCCACATTCTTGTTTGTGCAAAGATATCTTCATAGTTTGTTTTAGTATCATAAGCAAGAGTAAGACCCAACTCAATCAGTTTTAATTTCTGTTCAAGTTTAAGAACCAACTCCACATCTTTAATGTTGTATTCAATAAACTTTTGATGATTCAATCGATACAATGCATGAAGATTATCAAACTCTTCATAGGATATTTTACTCTCGCCAATTTCAACATTACAAATATTGTTTAGTGAATATGATTCTTGTGACTTACCACCTGGCGCATACCATCTGTATAACTCAATGTAATCTAGTGTAGATACACCGACAAAATCATATGCGACCAACTCACGGTTGTTCATTACAGTTTTGCGACTGTTAATGTAACCCCATGGTGATAGTTTCTTTGTTTCATCTTCACCGAGAACTTTATTGAATCGATTTACAATGTACGGAATATCAAAGAACTTAATATTCCAGCCTGATATTGCATCAGGACAATTCTCTTCCCAAAATCTTAGGAACTTCTTGCAAAGATTGTATTCATCATCACACTTGATATAGACTTCATCACCTTGTACTTTGTAATCACCACAACCAAATACAGTCATTGTACCATTGATATACTTAATTGCAATTGCTGTGATTGGTTCATTTGCAAGATATGGATCAGGAAATCCATTCTCTGAACCGACTTCAATATCAATTATCGCAACAGACAAATCTTTCATCTTCCAATCAACCATGCCTTTGAATTCATCTGCAATGAAGGCATATTGATAAGAAGAATTACCAAAGATTTTAAAGTTAGTTACTTCATCATATCTTTTAATGAAGTCTCTTGCTTCTCTGACGGATTCGAATTTCATCGGCTCAAGAAATTCACCATCAAGTGTTTTGAAGGTAGTTTCTTTTTTGCTTGGCAAAAACAAAGTAGGCGTGTAAGCTACTTTTAACTTTACACGCCTGCCTTCTTTAACACCACGATATAATATGTTGTTGCCAATACAGGCAACATTTGTGTAGTATTTACTCATTCATATATTATATCAGATTTTTGGAATAGAAGAGGCAATTTCGATGCCACTACCAAACATTTTACTGTATTGATTTTCAAGGTCTTTGCTTGGTGTAGTGATACACAATACATTGTCCATCGAAAATTTAATACCTGTAGTAAACTCTTCTGCAAAATCTAAGAATGGGGCAAAGCCCATCATCGGACCATCTTTAGTTGGTTGTACTACTACTTGAACTGGTTTGGTAATAATAACTTCATTATCACTTGTGCAGTCCACTCCTGCGAGAATCGTATGATTCGTTTTGAAGGTTACGAGCTTCGTTGTCATATAATTTAATTTCCAATACTGAATTAATGGGTTGTTTATTTGAAAAATCTACAGCATTAGCAAGAGTATCAAATTCTCTAAATGATACTCCTGTTGAGCCGTTCATATAGTATGAAACTCTATACATGAACAGATGTCCTAGCAGGCAATATACCAATAGTCACCCATCGTTTTGGGAAAAGCATTTCCCTTCCACGATAGTCGTTCATGTCTGCGGATGGATCTTGCACCCATCCAAGAACCTCCACCATGTTGTCAAAGTCCCGCAAATACAAATCATACCTATCTGCCCTAGGCAACTTGTATTCTACTGCGAGTTTTTTTGCCAATTCACGAATGTTCATTACTATACCTCTTTATTTAAATTAACTTACTTTTACATTATAACATAGATTATGTTAGAGTGCAAGCTTTTTGTTAGCATAACTGCCTAA